TTCCGTACAGTATAAATTCCGGGAAGAAATGTTCCCGCATCGGGTCCAACCAAAATCTCTACCCGCCACCCGCTCAACCCATTGTCGAATTCAACATTGGATGCGCGGGAGATGGAAGGTTGGCCAAGGCCGGCCAATTTATCATCCCACAACCCTACAAGCTCACCCTCGGGACCTATCCTGTATGCCTTGCTGACCTTGGCCATGATTTCACTCCTATTGAATGACGTTGATATCTGTCTTGGCGGGAATCTCGTAATAATCATCCTTGAACTTCTGATCAGTGACGGTCCCGAGACCGGACATGTACTTGCTGGCCTTTTCCAGGCAGGAACTCCCCTTGAAATCCTTGCCTTCAACTTCCATCGATCCGTCAGGCTTGACGGTAAATACGATTTTCTCTGCCATGTCCCCTCCTATGCGTATTCGACTTCGATGATGCGCTGGCCGTTAACCAAGCCCTTGTCAACAAACTGCGCCCCTTCCATGATCGCCTGCTCCTTGATATACTCAGAAGCATACTCCTGCAGGAACTGCTGGTAATCGTAGCCCATATAATACGAGTCAGTGACTACCGTACCGTCCGCTCCGACCAGCATCCTGACCTTATTGTTCAGATCCCGAAAGACATGGCAATTATTCATACCGTTCTGAAAGGCATCAACATACTCGGCCTCCCGGGTGATCGTCCACCCGAATTTTCTGGCAATCCGGGTGGCCAAGGGCATCTTGGTGATTTTCATCTGCATCTTCGTTAAGTGGCTCATAATTCTCCTCCATTTATCGTACCCGCAATTTACGGGTACGGTTGCAATCGATTGCAGCCTTCGGTTTCTTAATCGTGATCATACGTTTCAATGTCTCGCGGGGAGGCATCGCCGTCTTGCTTAATAACTTGTAACCCAGGGTGGATGGATCAAGCACTGCTGCAGCTTCCTTCGTAGTCAGAAACCGAGCATGCGCTTCAAATCTCCACCCAAAGGCCTTGGGGATCGATTTCAATGGCGTGATTTCTACGGACCGCCTATCGATCCCTCCGCCAAGTTCCAAATAAAACGAGTACATGAAGCGGGGTTTTCCAAATTCTTGTTCTTGAACAAAGAGTTTCAAGTGCTTGCACCCGGAAGACCAGGCATTCGGGGTGGCGGCAAAAATGCTCTCCGCTTTGACGGGAGACACCAATTCCTGCCGCTTCGCCTCCCAAAACGGAACCTCCTTCCCACCGATCAGCAGAAACAATAAAAACTGGTATTTCATACCTGCCTTGGCGGGGCGAAGTCCCCCATTAAATATGAATTCATACATTTTCCTTCCTCCTATTCCCCAATCATACCAAAAAACCAAAGCAGGATCAAACCAATAATTCTTTTGCAAAATCAATTAAATCCGGATCACGGCTAAGCATGATCGTCTGCAGGACACCTGTACAAGAAGTCCAAGCATCATCTTTTGCCGCAACAAGCAATAACGGGATCGGGATGGGCGCACCGAAATATTCACGCTCCCTCGCATCCCAAAGCGTATGGTCTATCCATGCACCACCCACCGTATTCCACGCATGCAAAATCGGAATGTACACGAAAACAAATCCTTCCATGTAACCGCTTTTTTCGGAATATTGCATGTTATGGACAGCCAAGGCCTTAATACTGTTATTGATGCATCGTTTCATTGGCATGAGCGGATCCCCGGGAGCAACCTCCCCAGGTTGGCGGGAAGAGGCGGTAGCCACAAACCAATCAAACACCCACTTCCTGTCCGGTGGGCCTACACACATAAACATTTTCAATGTGTCCAGTGCAATTGATTGCATCAGGCCGCCCTTCCCTCATACTGCTGAAGTACAGGAACGGCAGTCAGGTCTTTGGACAAACGGCGGAGGCGGCGGTTACGTTGGTTCTTGGCCCACTTCCGCCACTCCGAGCTACAACACATCCGATGTCTGTGTCTAGGAATCTGAACTCTGCATAACGCCATGATAACCTCCTTTTATTTTCTTTTCGATCTGTTGTTCCCGCCGTACCTCCTTCCGCCGTTCATTTTTCGCGGAAGGAGCCAAAAACCGTCTCCTGTATTCCTGATACGTCACAGCTACCTCCTTTAACTGTTTGAAAGAAATGCCATAACTTCTTTCTTGCTAAAGGTCGGGAGGAGTGCAAGGGGTTTTTTCAAAGTTTTTCAAAGATTTTTTTCAGACAATAATTTACCAACAGCCATATAGGCATCCTTGGTGACATGTGGGGAACAAAATCTTTCAAAATACGATTGCGCCGCGGCATCAGATTCCGGGTAAGCGGCTGTATGCCGGTACGGGGCAAACACGGCCTTGGAAAGAACGCCCCGCGCCTCATACATATTTTGTGCGACTTGTTGTGACCGGTACGAAAACAAAATAGACCGAAAACCAATAGGAACCAATGAGTCTAATTCCTCCAAATCACGAAGCACTTCCTTGTTGTGTTTTCGCTTTGCATTCCGTGCGATAATAAATGCGTCAGCAATTTCATCGGGAGTCTGCGGCTCATCTCCTCGCGCATAAACAATCGATTCTTCCGCAAACGAATCAATGTCACCCCGGATCGGCAGAAGAAACATGACTCTTTCCTGTCCTTGATACTCATAGTCAACACGCTGTATCAACCCCCCAAGCAAACTGCCAACACACTCGACAGATGCCACGGATTTCACAACAGCTATCTGGTCAAGATAATCTAAATGCCAAACCTCCACATCACATAATTCGTTATGCCCGATCAGTTTACCCGGCATTACAGGACGCCGGCGCACGACCTCCCGCATCTTTTTTGCAATTTCCAATGTATCCATACTCTCTCCTTTTTGTCACATCTTATGGAATACAGGACAAAAATCAAGAATTTACAGCAATAGGCTCCCGGGGGAGGCCAAACATGTCCCAGGTAGTATCAGGAACAAATGCAAACCGGGTACGCAAGATGTTTCCAGAAGTTTCGGGGGGGAGACCCATCCGCTCCACAGCCTCTTCTTTGATAACGATCCAGCCTCCTGTCCGATACGGATTCTGCATATTGAATTCTTCGTCCCCATCCCGGATCGAAACCATTATGATGCCCTGTTTCATGTATTCCTTGCACTTATCACACGGTTCCATATCCACCACGCCTATATCGTGGTTCATTTCACCGTCGGAAGAACACAGACCCGCTTCTTTGAACGGCTTAACCGCTGCTCCAATCAATCGAACGTCTTTCGTTTCATTACAGAAAAAACAACGAGTCGTAGTCGGATTCAGGCCGTATTTCGGATGCAGATGTATCATAACAACGCTCCTGTTAAATGATTGAATTGATTCGTCTATTCTAGCACAGAAGACAAAAAATGCAAAAACATAAAAAAAGACCAGCATGAGAAACTGGTCTTTGATAGTGGGAATGGGAAAAACAATTTGGACTTATTTATACGAGGTCGAAGTCACTAAATAACACCGACATGCAGGGTGATATGGAGGCATACACCATGATCCATCCTTTTCAATAGCGTCACGGGTCGTTGCTTCTAAATCTTTCTTGGTGGGGAAGGGATACCGGTCTTTCAATATCTCCAAATCTTGCGCAGATGAAACAGACGATGCATCCTCCACGAACTGATCACGATATTCAATCGCCTGTTTAACCGTAAATGTCAGCCCGTCCATTTTTTGGCAAACCGGACACACACGATCATCCCCAAAAGAATAAATCGTGTATGCTGTCACTTTGTTCATCACCGCCCAGGACAGAAAACCGAAATGAGACGAACGCGCTGCATGTATATTACTCAACGTCGCCATATACCCTTCTGCAGCAATTTCACGCTCAACACCCACAGCCGCCAGCGTACTCACAGCCTTGTCTGACTCCGTGGATGCTTTTTCCAATTTTGCGATCACCGTAGGGCCAAGCAATCTGTCAATATATGACGTGAAATGCGTGCCAAGCAACAGCATCAATGCGCCAAGTATATAATCACGATCATCTTCATCTGGAACAGATGCAATCGATTGCACTTGGTAATCGGAATCCCATGGCAATTCATACACCTGTTGCAGGTACGGGTACACTTTCTTGGCAGCCTTGGCCCACTGCTCTTTCACCAGATCCGTGTAGCCCTCTCCTTGGAAAAAATAATCGTCAGGCACCCCGCCAAGATATTCGCCCTTTTTGAAATCCACAAAATCAGAAAGTTGGTTCCGCAATTTCTTTTGGATCGGTTTCCATGCTTCTATAAGCAAAAGAGTAATAGCTATTTCTTCAGCAAAAAAAGGAGCTTCTTCTTCCAAGGTTTTCTGGATTTCTGCAGTAACAACCAGATTAGGCAACATCTTGAACAAATTCAGATCGGATTTCATTATTTCTCCTGGCAAATTTCAAGATGATGCTGCGCAAATCTTTTACCGATTTGATGATTTCTTCTTCCTCCTCTGCATCATCTGTGGCGGGAAGATCCAATGCAACCGAGCCGGCACCAGATCGCGCAAATGCAATGGGAAAACCAGCCCACGGACATTCCTGTTCGTCATACGCATTCATGTTCAAATCGAAATGCTCATTGGCAAATGCGATCAACTCATTCACCGTGAACGCCCCACCGTTGATTAAATGCGGGAGTAATTGTAGAGCTTCCCCCGACGATGTATTGGTGGCACCCCGGCTCCGAATCCGAAACAAATCAATACCCATATCTGGCAGCAATTTCTGATTGATCTGTGTATCAAAATCCAATCGCTCGGGAGCAAAAACTTGTGCTTCCGCTGTTTCTTGGCAAACCTTTGCGGTCGCATAATTAAAATCGTTTTGCTCACCCACAAACATGCCGGGAAGACGAAAGCCATATTGTCGAACAGTCTTCCGAGAATCCGCCAAATAGGAAGCGAACATCGCATCTTCTTTACGCATCTCGGTCAAATTCTTGATTTCAAGTTTTGGAGGGACTTCTCGGCCGTTCAAATCAGAAGATGTCGATTCTGCCTCAAGAACAAGCACTTTGTGAAAATTCTCAGTGCCTTTAGCCCGTCTAAGCAATGCCAGCAAATCATCCCACGATTCATCAGTCAACTGCCCACCCGTCAAACTGACAATCATGGGCGGGATGCCCTGGTTATCAAACAAATCAAAATTGACAAACTCCGCCCGGGAAATCCCCATGACGGAAAGTATCGTACCAGTCCACCTGGGAATCCCATACAGGCCGTTCCCATGTTTGAAGTGAAAAATCTCCGATGCAGCGCGGAATGGCGTACCATTCAACGTGCCGTCGCTATCCAATTCCGGCGGGGTGTCAAACACCTCCCCCGTATATGCGTTCATCGTGCGCGGGTCGCCATATTCCTTGAAATAACGGAATTCGTTGTTCTTATACGACATGATGAATTTACGGAAATATTTACGGATAATGACAGGGACCGTGTTGACCCCCCGCTTCATCTGCACCGTCATCGGGACGTATTCATCATCCTGGACAGTCAGTCTGACCTTCTTTGCATCTGCCCAAAAAACAAGGGAGGGGATGCCATCAGAATAACGAACCACCTCCATGTATCCGTTTCCCGTGACCTCCAGATCCCTGCGAATCCGCTTACGCACAGTAATGAACGAATCGTCCGGGTTCGCAGCCGCCAAAAAATCCGCAAGCAAAACCTTTTGCGGATGCTCCTGCTCCTGCTCTTCTTCCCCAAGAACACCAGCTACCGGGACAACATCAGAACCAAAACTATCAATGTTTTGAACATACGCCTCGATGCAGGCCTGCAAAATACCCGTCTCTTCGTAAAGCTCATACATCTTTTCTGGAGAATACGGCGGGCGAAGCGCACAAAATCCAGATGTCGCATTATATAAATTCTGAAACTCGTCCTCATACGAAATCTGACGAGAATACATGTCTATTGCGTCCTGCGACTTCTGCGCCAATTCCTTGTTGGCTGTATGCAATCTTCTTCGATACCGATCAGTCTTCTTTGTTCGCTTTCTCTTTCTGGGCATAAAATAGTCCTATAAATCTCTCATTTCAGACATTACCGTACCTATCTGTGCATCAGCCACTGTCGGGACAGAAAAACGAAATCCAAAATTCTCATACGTTGGTACATTCTCCATACATTCAATGATTTTCGGTATGAATTCGTCAACGTAGTCGTCCGCCACCTCAAAAATAAGCTCATCATGGATAAACAACACAAGCTTTGCCCGCTCATCATCGTTGTAAACACCCTTCCGCCGTGCATCCAATGCAGAGAACAAACAAGCATCATTGCTGCTCGACTGAATCGGAGAATTGACAGACAATCGTTCCGCTTCGTTCACTTTCCATTGATCCTGTGCATGAATCGCGGGAAGCCGCCGGATGAACCCAAACTCTGACTGAATATACCCCTTCTGGTGGCACTCCTGTTTCCGCCTCTCATGCCATGCCGGCATCCCGGAATAAATTTTATTCAAAAACAGATCCCTGAATTCCTCACACTCTTTCAATGTCAGCTTCACGCCGTAGTTATCTCTCGCAAATGCCTGAAATCCTTTAGGATACTGACCATAAGAAAGCCCGAAGTTGGCCGGCTTGGCCTTCTGTCGCATCGCTTTCTTTTCCGATTTGGACAATGACTCCCAATCCCGTCCCTGAAAATGAACCATCATTTTTGCAGTATTCGTGTGTGCGTCTTCACCGGCATTGAAAATTCGTAGAAACTCCGGGTCCTGCGATTCATGGGCGATCCAACGTAATTCAGATTGGGAATAATCGATTGCAATCAATTGCTTTCCGGGAGGGGCAATCAATAAAGATCGAATACGTTGCATAATGACCGGATTCCTCTTGGGCACATTTTGCAAATTTGGATTCCGTGAATTATGAACAGATACACCACCAACCACGAAATTATGCGTTCCCTCTATCTCAAGGTCATAAACTTCATCTTCTTCATTCAACCACTCAACAGATTGAATAATATGGTCACCAGTGCAATTGATTGTTTTACGAGTTGAACATACAGACATCCCAGGCTGCGCATCTTGTGCTTCCACATACTCGCCCGTAGAAAGACGGATGCGATGCTCCGGCGTCAAATCCAAATAACCCCGAGGCTTTCCTTTCTGATTTACAAAAGTTATCCGCAACAATTCACGAACACCAGTCATGGCCGTGTCAACCACTCGCCGGATCGCGGGCAAGCCCCGGTCATCATACGAATAAACCAAATCCCCAATCTTTACATCTTCAATGGGCGTACCATAAGGCCGTTCATTCAAATCTCGAACAGTCTCAACCATGGAACCTTTACGTATGCACCCTGTTCTTCCCGTAGCAGTAAATGTCTTCGATATACGGGTGTGCAGTCTTCCATCAGGTTTACATGCTGCCTCGAATCCTTTCAGAAACGTGCCATACAATGTCTTGAAAGGAACCCACTCCAGATACAAAGACAACACCTCTTTCGCCGGGTGGTCATCGTCCAAATCATCACGCAGACGTTTCAAGATAGGCAAGCCGACTTTCATCTGCCCGGTCGGCGTGTTCTCCAGAGACTTCAACCTGAACCCCTTCTTGTGGAACAAAATATCCCGGATGTACGCGGATCTGGTCAAGCGCAGTCCCTTCTCCCGATGCATGTCGATAATTGCGGAAGGTAGCCGCGCCTCGATCTCCCGCTCCTTCTCCCGCATTATCTGTGCAACCTCGTCTTTGAGCCCAGGGAGACGGTCCCTGTTCATCATAATCCCGTTCTTCTCAATCTCATACAGTACCTGACTCTCCACCGGATGCGCCAATCTGACATAATAATTGAGCAGTCGTTTTTCATCCAGCAGCTTCTGTCCAAGAATTTTAGCGCAACTAAATGTCGCGTCAGTGTCGGAACAAGCGTAACGGCTTACTTTTGCAGGATCTTTTCGGGATTCGGCCAGCATGTCGCCCATGTCCATTGTGGACTGAACGGTTTTGTGGGAAGAAACCCCGGGCATCAATGCAGTCTGGATGTCTTTCAATGACGCCATCTTGTAATTGTCTGGGTCCATGACATGCATTGCTGACTGAATGTCCATCGTGTATCCAACAACAGATTTTCGGGGAATGCCAAGCTGCTCAATCCGATGCAGATCATAATTGCCGTTCATCATGGTGATCTTAATGTCCGGTCGTGTACACAACTCCCGCAAATCAGCAATCTTCTGCTCATAATTGGATGCTCTTTTGACAAAGACGGTAGTATCTTCCGTCTGCCGACCATTTTTTCGCGGCCATGTAATCGTAAAATCCTCCTGGCCTGCATCCACCTCATGCACAAGCCAGACATTGTAGCCAACACCCGGTTCCGGCGTAACAGAATAAGAGATGACCACTGAATTTGGATCACACCAGTCGTTTCCCTGTGTCTCCGTGTCTATTGCTACTGAAAAATTCTTCCGGGCAAGCAACGGCTGTAATGTCTCGACATCCTGATACGAATTCTCCCGCTCCCGCAAATTGGGCACCTTCCATCCATTTCGGATAAATTGCCCGACCTGTGACATGTCTGCATCCCAAAACACAGCCTTCCCCGGGTCCTGATCCATGGCAGACGGAGAAAACGTCGGAAACACCCAGGTATTCCATTCATCAGAGAATTGAAAGATACCACGCTTTTTCGTTATGCCGGATTGCTTCAAGACCTGTGTCAACGCCAGCGCCCCAAACGTAATGATCAACTTCGGCTTGATCGTCTTGATGACCAATTCAACGGCCGGCCGGCAACAATTCAACACCTTCTTTGCCGCAGATGCCCGAGATTTGATATCTTTTGGCATTTGACACATACAAGCGTTTGCAAAAAATACCGAAGCAGGCGATATACCGTTTTTCTTCAATGCGTCAAACACACGCATCCCGGCCATGTCCGTCATCATTTTAAGATGCTTCTGGTCCACGGCAGACGGGGCATCACCAATAACCAAAATATCAATTCCTGTAGTCTTTCCGCGAAACGGCACCGGCCGATTCTTTCCATTCAAAATACAGTCTTCGCACAACATGATACGTTTACCCATTCCATCCTCCCTATTAACTTTGCCAAGCATACCAAAAAACATACCCAAAAGCAAAGCGATAAAAATGCAATCGATTGCATAAATAATAAACGTGCAGAAGGTGTTACTGGTCAACAAAAAAATATAATTCCAGCATTTTTTGCTGTAAACCTTTGAAATTTATTGAAATTGAGGCTTAAAAAGGCACGCTTAAGCAGAGTTTTGTATATGGAGATATAGAAAAATACATGGGCCTGATATACAGCTTTGTGCAACTTATTACAACTGTTCGTGATAAATAAAAAAGGTCAGGTGTGCTACCCGACCTTTATATGCAATTGATTGCACAAACCTACAGACAAAGCTGCTGAATGCCATATCGTTGCTTATCATGATTTCTGGTTGAAAAGTGAAGCCAGGAAATCGGCCGGCCATTTACGGACATCTCCAGGCAGGTGATAAATTCAAAAGCAGGACACCAGGGATCTGCCAGAATATCAGCACGAACCGCCTCCGCGGAAATCTCCGAAAAATGACAGTCCAGGGCACGACCAAATTTATGATCAGAAAAAGACGCGCCCACCGGAGAATCCATTTCTCGCAGTCCACAAGCCTGAAGAGTCCCACCCCACACCCAATCGTTGACTACGATCCTGCCGTATCTCTCGCGGAGACTATCGACAGTCCACAACAACCGATCGTCAAACAACCACCAAAGGCGGTGGGGGGGGACCTTCCGTATAATCGACTCAGACGCTAGTTCTTCTATCCGAAAATGCCTTGTTTCATAGCTCATGGGCGACATGTCCTGAACAATTGGTAAACAACCAATAAAAGAGTGGGAGCAAGCAACCAACCACCAATCTTACAAAGAACAGACCGAAGATTTCTAAATTCTGTCATCAGTAATTCAAATTTCTCTTCCGAAACATAGTCGTGCTCAATTTTCGTGATCTTCTCTGCATGTACTTTACAATTGCTCTGCTGCAACAACAGGCTGGTATTTGCCATTAACGCATCGACCTTCCCTTCCATCCGAATTGAATTGTCGTTCAAAGCTGAAAGCTGGGAAGAATGCTCCTTATGCTTCTCCCACAGCAGATCAATCTCCGTCTCTATTTGCTCGGGGCTTTTTCCCATGTAGCATTCTCCTGTGCTGCCTGTAGATAGTCACGAACCGCCTGCTTATCCAATTCGGAAGAGCGGAAACTGAATTCAAGATCATTTATGAACTGCTCATACCAAATCAACAAATCCTCAATCGTCAACTGCGTTGCATTTGCTGAAATTTGGGGGCGTGCCGGCATCTCCCGCGGTTCCAGTAAGGACATCGGCGGGCGAACGTATTCGATCCTCGTCTGGATTACAGGCGACGGGTGCCCGCATCCAATTATCGACAAAAGAAGGAGGCAAAGGCATAGCCAAAAATGTTGCAATTTCATCATACTTTCCTTGCAATCCCCGCAATTTCAATTCAACAGCCTTGAGATCCCCTGCCAATTTTTTCCGCAATCTGTCCTGATGGGCACACCGAGCTTGGTATGTTTTTTCAAGAGCGATCAACTGGCCTTTGTATTGCGTGATCACGACCTGATTCGCCGTATTGGCCGCCTCGATTTTTTCTATATGAAGACGCATCTGGTCGTTCTGAGCGACCATGGTCTTCCACTTCCATACCATGATTCCGACTATCAGAGCCAGCACGGCTATTCCAGCAATCTTCAAACTTGTCAGAGCAGGGACCTGCCTTAATATCTTTTTCAAAAAGACGATCATCTTTGCTCCGCGACCACTGATAAAAAGTAATTATCGGTGTCAAAATACCAATCACCAACCCCAACGCCGTTACCGTTCCATGTGGTATGTCGGGAGGGCGAAGCCATGTCCAGACAATCAAAACAGTAATCAACACCATCACCCATAAAAGGATCAGCCGGCGAAATATCTTGTTACCGCGCAAAGCCGCTAATCGGGACATCCCTGCTCCATTGTATATGCAATCGATTGCACTCTATAAATGGCAAACCGGCAAAGAAAATAAAGCATGTTCAATATACAAGATTTACATCCCGCGACCGGGGGGTTTTGTCGTCAAGAAGCCAACATAGACTAAGCCACAGGCTTCTCCGGCCATTCCACGGCATACGGGAAACCCTCTTGCCTTGTCACGTCCCGAAGTGCTTGGCGGTATGTGAGCCATTGGACCCGCTCACCTTCACCGTGCGGGTAATCCGGCAGGGCCCGGCTATCGGATTCGGCCAGGAGCACATTTCGCTTTTCCCTGACGGTCGCGGCCACCTCACTTTCGGGCAACGGTTGGATCTC